GGCTTTCTGTAAGCCGTGTTAGCCTGAAAACACACGTAACATGCGAGTTAACACATGCTTAACGAAACCCAACGCAAATTTGTGGAAGCAACCGTTCGCGGCTGCGGTCCGAAAGAGGCTGGGATCGCTGCGGGACTTAGTCCTGACACCGCGGGCTCCGCTGGCTCTCGCCTACGCAAACACCCCAAGGTGGTGGCGGCACTAGAGGCTCTTGGGTTCGCAACCCCGGGGAAACCTCTCGGGCCGAAAAAGGCCGCCGCTGTGGCTAGCCAATCGCCTGAAACAGCACCGGAAGAAGTGGTAGATATCGGCCTGCCGAAGACGGAAGACTCGATGGAGTTTCTGGAAGCCGTGGTCGCAAACCCGAATATCCCGCTCGGCCGGCGCCTGGAAGCAGCGAAAACCCTGCTGCCGTTCCAGCACGCCAAGATAGGCGAGAAGGGCAAGAAAGAAACCAAAGCGGACGGCGCCAAGCAGGCCGCGGCAGGCGGCGACGTGTACGCCACGCGCCGGCCGCCCCTGAAAGCGGTACCTAACTGATGGGCGTCCCCGAATACGTCACGAGTTGCCCGGACTGGGAACAGCGGATTGTTGAAGGCCGAAGCCTGGTCCCGTTCGATCCGCTGTTCCCTGAATCGGCGCAAGAGGCACGAGACTTTCGCCACCGGCTGAAAATCGTAGACGTGGCCGATGGGCAACAAACGATCGGCGATATCGGCGCCAGCTGGGCGGAGGATCTGTCGAACGCGATTTTCGGTGCCTACGACCCTGATACGGGAATCCAGCACATCCGCGAAGCGTTCCTGATGATCTCGAAGAAGAACGCCAAGTCGACCGAGGCCGCGAGCATCATGATCACGGTCCTCAAGATGAACTGGCGCCAGTCGGCCGAGTTCATGATCTTGGCCCCGACAAAAGAAGTGGCCGATAACGCCTTCGCGCCGGCCCGTGACATGGTGAAGGCGGATCCGCAGCTTGACGCGATGATGCAGGTGCAGGACCACATACGAACCATCAAGCACCTCGGCACCGGCGCCACGCTGAAAGTCGTAGCGGCCGACACCAACACGGTAGGCGGTAAAAAGGCCGCTGTTGTCCTGGTCGATGAGATCCACCTGTTCGGCAAGAACCCGAACGCGGCAAAAATGCTGGTCGAGGCGACTGGCGGCCTGGCGTCACGTCCGGAAGGCTTCGTGCTGTACCTGACCACTCAATCAGACGAACCGCCGGCCGGCGTGTTCGCCTCCAAGCTGATGTATGCGAGGAAGGTCCGCGATGGCGAGATCATCGACAAAAACTTCCTGCCGATCCTGTACGAGTTCCCGCAGCACTACGTCGAGAACAAGCTCTACCTAGACCCTGCGAACTTCCACATGACGAACCCCAACCTCGGCAAGTCGGCCAGTATTGACTTCATCGAGCGGGAGATTCGGCGCGCTCGCGAGGTCGGCCCGGCGGAAACCCTGATCGTTCTGTCGAAGTATCTGAACGTTGAAGTGGGTATGGCTCTGCGCACTGATCGATGGGCCGGCGCGGATTACTGGCTCGATACGACAGCCGAATACATCGCTTTCGAGTGGTTCCGCGATAACTGCGAGGTGATCACGGTGGGGATCGACGGCGGCGGCCTGGACGACTTGCTCGGGTTGAGTATCCTCGGCCGCAGAACTGGCACTGACGTTTGGGTATCGTGGTCCCGGGCGTGGGCCCACCCCTCGGCGCTGCAGCGAAACCTGGCCGAGAAGTCGAAGATGGAAGACTTCGCGCAGCAAGGCGATCTTGTTCTGGTGAAGCGCATCGGCGACGACGTGACCGAGCTTTGCGATTTGGTCGAGCAGGTTTACGACTGGGGCTTGCTCGATAAGATCGGGGTTGACCCGGTGGGTATTGGCGCGATCTTCGACGAGTTGATCAACCGCGGCATTCCTGAGGACAAGATCGTCGGTATCAGCCAAGGGTGGAAACTGGGCGGAGCGATCAAGACCGCGGAACGGCGCCTGGCTGGAGGCCAGTTGGTCCACGCGAAACAGGGTCTTATGGTTTGGGCAGTGTCTAACTGTCGAGTTGAGCCCCGAGCGAACTCCATCCTGGTAACTAAACAAGCATCCGGCGCGGCGAAGATTGACCCGGTAATGGCGCTATTTAACGCGGTCAGTCTTATGTCCCTGAACCCTGCCGCGGCACACAAAAAGTTCCAAATGCTGATTCTTTAGGTTACAGTGCGCCTAATTTACCGGAGCTGTGTATGAACAGAGCCTACAGTTTCTTGGAGACCAAAGCGGTTAGCGACGAGAGCCGCACGATTACCGGGTGGGCCACAACCCCGCAGCCGGATCGTGTGGGCGACGTTGTGGAACCCCTGGGCGTGAAGTTTAAGAACCCGCTCGTTTTGCTGTGGCAGCACGACCACGATAAGCCGATCGGTACCGTGGAATTCGGCGCGCCAACCTCTAAAGGCGTTCCGTTTACCGCCACCGTGGCTACGGTCGACGAGCCGGGCACTTTGAAGGACCGCGTGGACGAAGCGTGGCAGTCGGTGAAAGCGGGCCTGATCCGCGCTGTGTCGATCGGGTTCCGGTCGCTTGACTCGGAGCCGATCAAGGGCACTTACGGCATCCGCTACAAGTCCACAGAAGTCTATGAATTGAGTTTGGTATCGGTGCCCGCAAACGCTGGCGCCGTTTTTAATATCAAGTCGTTCGACGTTGGATTGCCTGCCGCGTCCGGCAAAAAGGAAATCCCCGTCGTGCGTCTCGGTAAACCTGCCGGCGCTTCGGCACCCGTTGTAAAACACATTCCAGTCGTTCCGAAGCCCGAGGAGGGCCAAGACATGAAATTCGGTGAACAAATCAAATCGTTCCAGGCTGCCCTGGAGCAAAAATCGGCTCGCCAAACCGAGCTGCTGGAGGCCGCAGAAGGGCGCACCCTGGACGCCGCCGAGTCGGAAGAGTTCGACACTCTGACTGACGAGATCAAGGCCACCGAGGTCCATATCAAGCGCCTCGAAGCCAAGCAGGCTGACGACGTTGCCAAGGCCAAGCCAGTGGAAGACGTTAGCGGTATGCGCGATCGCCACGCCGGCATCACCGTCAAGGCGACCAACAAAGTGGAAAAAGGCACTGCCTTCACCCGCTATGTGATCGCCCAGTGCCGTGCTAAGGGCAACCTGATGCAGGCCGCCGAGATCGCCAAGCAGTGGACCGACACCCCGGAAGTCGAGCAGGTTCTGAAGGCCGCTGTTGCCGCCGGTACCACCACCGACGCCACCTGGGCGGCGCCACTGGTGCCTTACCGTCAGATGTCGGATGAGCTGATTCAGCTGCTCCGGCCTGAGACGCTCGTAGGGCGAATGAATCTGAGAAACGTTCCGTTTAACGTTCGCATCCCCGGCCAAACGCAGGGTTCGACTGTAGCGTGGGTGGGCGAGTCGGCGCCGAAGCCGGTTTCGGCGCTGGGCTTCGAAGACATCACCCTGCGATTCAACAAACTCGCGGGCATTGTTGTCATCTCGGACGAACTGGCCCGGCTGTCCACCCCTTCGGCGGAAGCCATCATCCGTGGCGACCTGGTCGCTCAGATCGCGCAGTTCACCGATGACTCCTTCATCAACCCGGCATATGCCGCAGTTGCTGATGTTCGCCCAGCGAGCGTGACCAATGGGGCCCCAAGCATTCCCGCGTCTGGGACCGATGCCGACGCTCTCCGTGTTGACGTCCGCGCCTTGTATGCGCAGTTCATCCAAGCCAACCTGAGCACTGCGGGCGCGGTATGGGTCATGACCTCCACTCAGGCCATGGCTATTGGCATGATGCTCAACCCCTTGGGGCAACCCGAGTTCCCGGGTATTGGGGCAGAAGGTGGTACCCTGCTCGGCTTGCCGGTTCTGACTTCAGAAGTTGTACCCTCGGACTCGTCCGGTTCCATTATCGTTCTGCTGAAGCAGAGCGAAATTCTCCTGGCCGATGATGGCGGTGTAACTGTCGATGTCAGCCGCGAGGCTTCACTGCAGATGAACTCTACCCCGGATAATCCGGCGACAGCATCGACTGTGATGACATCGTTGTGGCAAAACAACCTGCTCGGCATTCGTGCAGAACGCATGATCACGTGGCGTAAGCGGCGCCCTCAAGCCGTGGCCTACATCTCGGGGGCCAACTACGGGGCTGTTTGATCTTGTCTGTATAAGACAAGTGCGATAAACTAAAAGCGCTTCACATCCGGGTAGCTCCCGAGTGCCGACTCCTGGCGGCCGATGTGAAGCGCTTTTTCTATTCCAGGAACCAAAGTCCAGGAGACTATATGCCGTACATCTACCATCTTTGCTGCCCCGATAGTGGGGAAGTGCGATACATCGGTAAGGCCAACGATCCCTCCGTCCGATACCGTAAACACCTAGATTCGGCTAAAAACCCGCAGAACTACGCCCAGAGATGGATTGCTAAGCTCGCCCGCCAAGGTAAGAAGCCGATTTTGGTTGTCGCGCGAGAAATCCTGGAGCACGAGAACTGGCAAGAGGTTGAGCGGGAAGCCATATCAGAGGGTTTCGCAAAAGGTCTTAGGCTGACCAATACGAGCGCAGGAGGTGAAGGTGTTTTGCTGCGGGACCCCGCGGATGAACAGCGTCGGATTGCTGCGGTTCGAGAGGCGTGGAAGTGCCCTCAGGTGCGTGCGGCGCAGTCTGCCAGGCAGAAGGTGGCACAAAACACTCCCGAAGCTAGAGCTGCCAACCGAGAGCGGATGAAAGAGCGCTGGAAGGACCCCGAGTACGCGGAGCTTAACGCTAGGCTTGTAAAGGCACACTATTCCACTCCGGAGGCCCGTAAAGCTCAGTCGGAGCGAACACTAGAGGCCAACAAGAATCCGACCGTGGTAGAAGCCCGGGCAAAAGGGATAAAAGCCGCGTGGGAAGACCCGCAGAGAAAACAGAAATGGGTTGCGGCGCTCACAGTGGCCCAGAACACTCCGGAGGCTAAGGCCCGTGCCGGAAGTCAGATGCGCCAACTCCACAAGGATCCCGCCTTTAAAGAGAAGATGAGAAAAGTTATGGCCGATCCGGATATGATAAGGAGGCGGAACGCAGCGATATCTGAGACTAAACAGAAGAAGCGCGCAGAACGCTTGGCGCTGCTTCCTCCGCCACCTACTGCGGAAGAAAAAGCGGCTCTACGTAAGGCACGGCAGCAGGCAGCATGGGACGAAAATCGCCGTAAAGCCTTATCGAAAACAGCGGGACGTCTGAAAGCCGGCCTAACTCCCGAAGTCATAGCCCGGCGTGCTGAGACTCTGCGGCAGACACACGCAAAGCGAAAAGCAGAAAGGGAAGAAGCGAAGGCTGCAGCGCAGGCGAAACAGTTAGAGGAATCTCTACGTATCGCACGAGAATGGCTAGACCAGTGCTGCACTACAGGGGGCTCCTTTAGGCATATCCGGCATGAGCTGTACGCCAGCTATTGCAGCCAAGACGGTACTCCTATGCGCGATAGTGAATTTTATGCATGGCTTGTTACGAAGGGCTTTCCCGCGAAGAAGTCAAGTAACCGTTTTCACTTAGGCTTGAAGCTACGCTAGCCGAAAGCAACATCTAGCCGCTATACTGCCGAAAATTCGAGGGCTTCCTTAATGTCTAAAGTCCAATTCACCTACGGTAAAAACGGCCGCACTGTGCTGATGGCGCGCCGGTATGCTGAGACACTGCGCAAGCTGGGCCACGGCACCTATCCTGACGAAGGCAGCCAGGTGGAGCCCGCTCAGCAAGACGAACTGTTGATTTCGGACAACGTCGCGGCCTTCGCCAAAGAGAACGGCATCGATGTGAAAACTGTCGTCGGCACCGGCAAAGACGGCCGGATCAACAAATCCGATGTCGAAGCCGCGATCAAAGCTCAGGAACTTGTGTAATGCGAATCTTCGGCCGTGAGCTGACTTTCAAGCGACTGCCCTCCGTGACTTCGCCTGTCAGCAGCCACGGTGGAGGCGGTTGGTGGCCCCTAATCCGTGAGCCCTACACCGGCGCTTGGCAAAAGAACGATGAATGGCGCGCGCCGTCCGTGCTCGCGCACTATGCCGTTTACGCCTGCGTTACCCTGATCGCCAACGATATCGGCAAGCTGCGCCAGCGCCTGATGTCGTTGGACGATAATGGGATCTGGAAAGAGACGACCAGCCCGGCATTCAGCCCAGTTCTGCGCAAGCCGAACGAGTACCAGAACCACATCCAGTTTAAGCAATGGTGGGAAACGTCCAAGCTGACTAACGGCAACGCTTACGGGCTGAAGCGCCGAGACGCCAGGGGGATCGTAACCGCTATCTACATCCTTGACCCTTGCCGCGTAACTCCGCTCGTCACTCCGTCCGGCGAAGTGTGGTACCAGTGCAACGGAGATGACCTGAACACGATCGGAAGCGAAGGGATCACTATTCCCGCATCCGAGATCATTCACGATCGGATGAACTGCCTGTTCCACCCCCTGGTTGGTATCCCTCCTCTCTATGCCTGCGCCCTGGCCGCGTGCCAATCACTGAAGATGCAGAACGATTCGAGCACCTTCTTTGAGAATGGCGCTCGTCCGGGAGGTATCCTGACGGCCCCCGGTGCGATCTCCGACGAGACCGCGGCACGCCTCAAGGCGCACTGGGATGCGAACTACTCGGGCGACAACTCTGGCAAAGTGGCCGTGGTCGGAGATGGCCTGAAGTTCGAGCAGATGCGCATGAGCGCGACCGATTCGCAGCTCATCGAACAATTCAAGTTGACTGCCGAGATGATCTGCACCGCGTTTCACGTCCCTGCGTCTAAAGTCGGCGTAACTGAGTCGACCACGGGCACCACCGCGGCGCAAGAGAACCAGAAGTACTACTCTGACTGCCTGCAAAGCCTGATCGAAGAGTACGAAGTCTGCATGGATGAAGGCTTGGCGCTGCCCGCCGGCTACGGCGTGGACGTGGACGAAACCGGCCTGCTTCGAATGGACGAGGCGACGACGGTCAGCACGCTTTCTGAAGGCGTGAAGGGATCGATCATGACCACCAACGAGGCGCGCAAACGCTTGAACCTGCCTCCGGTTGAGGGCGGCGATGTTGTCACCGCGCAGCAGCAGGACTACAGCCTGGCAGCTCTCGCCAAGCGGGACGCAGCGGACCCTTTCGGGCAGAACGCTACGCCGGCCGCACCGGCGCCCGCCGCGCAGCCAGAGCAACCAACCGACGAACAAATCCAAGACAGTGCGAAGATGCTCGCTCTGCTGATCGAAAAGAGGCTAGCTAATGAACCTGCGTGAACTCGAAGCGCAAGCCGAATTCCTGGCCCCGGTAATCGCTGCAGCCGTGGCGAAAGCTGTCGCACCGCTGAAAGATCAGATCGCGCAGCGAGACGAGCAGATTGCTGATCTGTCTAAGCGCTTGGACGAACTTCCGGCGCCGGTCGCTCCCGATCTTGAAGCGATTGCGGCGCTTGTCCAGCTTCCTGAAGTGAAGGACGGCAAGGACGCCGATCCAGTGGACCTCGACGCGTTAGCGAAAGCCGCGGCGGCACTCATCGAGCTGCCTGAAGTGAAGGACGGCAAGGATGCCGATCCGGTAGATCTTGAAGCCGTGGCCGCCCTGGTGAAGTTGCCAGAAGTCGAAAAAGTTGATGTAGAGGCCCTCGCCCGGGCTGCCGCGGAGCTTGTCCCAGTTCCGGTAATCCCGCAGCCGGTAGACGGACGCGATGCCATCGACCTGGAAATCTTGCCGGCGATTGACGAGAGCAAACAGTACCCCCGCGGCACCTACGCAGCGCACCGCGGCGGCCTGTGGAAGTCTTACGAGCGCACGCACGGCCTACGAGGCTGGGAGTGTATCGTGGACGGCGTTGATGGCATTAGCATCGCGCAGAACGGCGATCGTGAATTCTCCGTCACCCTGGCAAAATCCAGCGGTGCAGAAGTTGTGCAGAAGTTCGCCATGCCAATCCAGATTTACAAAGGGGTCCACCGCGAAGGCGAGGCATACGACCAGTACGACAACGTCACTTGGGCGGGCAGCCAGTGGACTTCGACTAAGGCGGGGAACACCGACAAGCCCGGTACAAGTGATGCTTGGACGCTATGTGTCAAGGCCGGGCGTAACGGTAAAGACCTTCGAGAGAACGCGAGCACCTTCGATGCTTCGAAGGGGGTCAAATTATGATGTACGTAACGCTGGCGCGCGCTAAGCAGCACCTCAATATGGACCACGACCAAGACGACGTGTTGATCGACGTGTATGTCCGCGCGGCTTCAGAAGCTGTGAAGAACTATCTGAAATCGGCCAGCGCTTACGACGTAGAGCGCGATAGCAACGATGATCCTGTGCTCGACAGCTCGGGCGATCCGATTTACGCCGTCGACAGCAACGGTGACAAGATCGTGCGCTATGCTGTCCAAGCGGCAACGCTGCTCATGGTCGGCTTCCTGTACAAAGACCGCGACGAGAACCCGGATGAGGCGTTTGCTCAGGGGTACTTGCCGAAGCCTGTGACCGCGCTTCTTTATGCCTTGAGGGACCCAGCATGCCAATAGTCACGGACTACATCCGGCGCATCTTCGGCGGCCCCAATCGCTTTGAGAAGTACATGGGCGACAACACCCACGCCACACGAGTACTCGCCGCACCTCCCTCGGAGATGGTCTCCGGCGATCGGCTGAAAGTAGAACTGGACGAACCTATCGCCGTTACTCTGCCGCACGACCCTTTGCCAGTTTTGATCACCGGGCAACCGATCTCGGTAAACTTGCCGGATAAGCTGATCACAGATGGAGGTATCGCCGGGAGCAATCCTCGTTTCCGCGTGGACGTAGGGCAAACCGGTTTCTTCGATAGACGCATGTGGGCCTTGAACTATGAGTTCGCCTCCGCCAACCCAATCGCTGCGACGCCTTTGGTGTTCCGTCTGATTATCCCGACAAATTTTATCATCCACGCCCACGCTTTAAGCGTCGATCAGGGTGGCATGACTCTGCGAACCTACGCAGCCGCACAGGGTACGCCTGGAGGCACTTTCAGCACTACATACGCACCAGTATCTGAAAACAGCATGACTGAAAGCGCGGCCTATACATTCCAGAGCACGATCGCTTCAGGAGGTACGTTTACGCCAACCGCCGGTCAGCTTCCTTTGACCCCTCTCCGGGTGAGAACTGCGAACGCCACGGCACAACAGTCCAGCGTGGGCGGCGAATCGGTGTCGGAAAAGGGCCGCCCGGCGGGAACCTACTACGCGGTTCTTTCTCGTATGACTGGAGTCAGCGGAGACTGCACCGGGGTTTACTCCTTGGTTATCGAGGAGCGCCCATGAGCCGCGCCGGCCAGTACCGTCACCGAGTGGACATCCAAGACTGGACGGAAGTCCGCGATCCCGATACCGGCGGATTCACCGAGGCTTGGGTAACGGTCTTCGAGAACGTCCCTGCACGCATCGCTCCGGCTAGTGGACGAGAGTTCAAAGAGTCCGCCGCAGTCCAATCGGAAATCGTCGCGCGCATCGTGATTCGTGCACGGCCCGGGCTCAAAGCGAAGCAACGCATCCTGCACAACGGCGATATCTACAACGTGTACGCGTGGTTGCCGGATCAGGAGACCGGTCGTGACTATGTTTCTGCGCCTTGCTCCCGGGGCGCCAATGAGGGCTAAAACCTTCGTATGCATCGCTTCCGGCCCAAGCCTGACAGCGCACGACTGCGAACTGGTGCGCGCATCAGGCTTGCCGACCATTGCAGTAAACAACTCCTGGCAGCTAGCCCCCTGGTGCGATCACCTTTACGCGGGTGATCTCGCGTGGTGGGACGCCAATTCGACGAACCTACCAGAAGGGCCGAAACGCTGGACGTGTACCCGGCAGGCGTCGGCTAAGTACGGATTGAACCTGCACCAAAAATATGGCGGTTACAACTCAGGTTTGCGTGCAATCGAGCTTGCGTTCGACTTGGGCGCGGAGCGCGTCTTGCTGCTCGGGTACGACTGCAACGTTGAGGCAGGTACCCACTGGCACGGCGATCACCAAGACACGAAGAACCCTGACGCCTCGCGCTGCCGAGAGTGGATGAAGCAGCACGCCCGATTGCCGCAGCGGTCACAGGTCGTGAACTGCAGCCGCGCCACGTCCCTGGAATGCTACGCGCTCGGGTTGCTGGAAAAAGAATTGCAAAAGGTTGTTGACACTTGTGATTCACGCGGCTAGAGTTCGTTTCAGCAGGTTCGGTAGCTCATCGGGAGAGCAGCCCCTACAACCATGGTGCGTTCGGGGAAGGTAGATGGTTCAATTCCATCCGGAACAGTGCATTGAACTTCGACGAGGCTGTGTACGCGAAGTTCTCGTAGAATCGGCAGTCTGCCCAAGTCAAGCGGCATAAAAAGTGACCCCGTAGTGTAAGGCTACGCCGGACCCGGTAACCGGCACAAATTCTCCGTCGGCCCTCACTTGTCCCGCCCCATGGCGGGATCTTTTTAGGTAAGTACATGATAATTAACGGAATGCTTGGGCTTGGAGATAATCTCTTTATGCGCCCTTTTATCAAGGCGCTCCCGAAACCGATTTACCTCTCAACCCCCTGGCCGTCACTCTTTTCTGATATCCCCGAAGTCCACTTCATCCGCCCGCAAACCACGCTACGCACCCAACAGAAGAACATCGCCCGCCACACGAACTGGGTTATGCCACCCGGCCGACAATCTACCCGCCAAATTCGATACGGCACCGAAGGCATTATCCCCGGCATGACTGCGTGCTTCGGCGTAGCGCCGGCTGAGTTTGACTTACCGCCGCTGCCTCCATCGCCGGTCGAAGGCCGCTACGTCGTGGTACGCCCGGTTACCGTGCGTCAAGAATGGAGGGCTGATACACGTAACCCCGAGCCTATTTACATCGCAGAAGCCGCTGTGCTAGCGAAGATGCGAGGCTATAAAGTGATCTCGGTCGCTGACCTGCAGGACGGCCAAGAGTGGATGGTAGGAGGCTTCATGCCCTACGCCGACGTGCGCTACCACAAAGGCGAACTGCCAGTCGAACAACTCTTGGCGCTCGTCAAAGGCGCCTCCGCGGTGATCGGCGGTATTGGTTGGCTGGTGCCGGCCGCGCTGTGCGCTAAAGTTCCTGCATGGATCGTGTGCGGCGGCCAGGGCGGTTACAATGCGCCGGAATTGATCACGCCGAAAGGCCAAACGAACATAACCTTCGCGGTGCCGGACAATTTCTGTAGGTGCCGCCTGAAGCAACATACGTGCAACAAGGAGATTAAGAATTATGACGCAAAGCTTGCCAGTTGGTTTGACGGACTGCCTTCTCTGGAGTCCTGAGAAGGGTTACGGCTGGCACTCTCGTCCGGCCATGCTCTACAGCGGCGATTACTTCGCCCATTACCAAAAGCTTGACAACACCAAGATGGGTGCTCTCCTGACCCGCGCCCGCTTAGACCTGGTCGGTAAATACTGCAAGCCGATCGATACCGTAGACATCGGGATCGGGGGCGGAAGGTACGTCCAAGAGTCCGGAGGATGGGGCTACGATGTCTGCGCCGACGCGGTTACCTGGCTTCGAGACAACGGGTACTACCGTAACCCTTACAGCGATGCTATGGGTGACGTAAAGGCTATTACCTGCTGGGACTCGCTGGAGCACATCCCGGACCCGCAAGCGTTGCTCGCCGAAGTCCGCGAATGGCTATTCGTGTCGCTGCCTGTCTTCGAAGACGCCGACGATGTGCTTTCGTCCAAGCACTACAAGCCAGGCGAACACCTCTGGTACTTCTCGTCCACGGGATTTATCAACTGGTGCGCCGAGCAAGGCTTCGAATGCGTGGAGATGAACCGCGTAGAGAGCGACCTCGGCCGCGAAGGCATCATGTCGTTTGCGTTTAAGCGGGTTGCGGGCTAAGCTGTAACGCGTGGATAGGACGGCCATCCGATAAGGCAGCTAGTCACTGCCTTCCACGCATCCTCTGACTATCTCCTGACCGAGAGCTTACCGCATGAAAACCTGTACCCTCTGCAAGACCGAAAAACCCTTCGAAGAATTCTCTAAGCGGAAAGATCAGAAAGACGGTTTGCATTTCTGGTGTCGCCCATGCCTAAAGATTAAGAAAGCCGAGAGCTACCAGAAGAATCGGGATAAGGCTTTAGCCGCGATGGCCGAGTATCGCAAGGCTAATCCGGAGAAGGTAGCGGCTGCTAAAAAGGCTGCTTACCAGAAAAAGCCCGAACACTATAAGGCAAAGCACAGGGAGAGGTACTTGGCGGATCCCGAACCTTTTATCGCCAGGTCAGGCGCTAGGTACGAATCCAAACGCGAACAGATCCTGGCTTACGGTAAAGAGTATCGCGAGCTCAATCGCGAGAAGATACGAGTACGCGCAGCTGCCTATCGGGAGAAAAACCGGGAGAAGCTAAATGCTCGCCAGATAGAACGACAGAGAGCTAACAGGGAATCTTTCAATGCCTACCAGCTACAGTACCGTCTTAACCGATACAAAACCGACCCGTTGTATGCGCTGCAGATGACGTGTAGGCGACGGATTCTGTGCGCCATGCAGAAAGGCGGATATAAGAAGAGTACAAAGACCGAAGCGCTCCTAGGGTGTTCTTTTGAGGAGTTCAAAGCATTCCTAGAGGCTAAATTTCTGCCGGGGATGACGTGGGAAAACCGAGGAAAATTCGGTTGGCACATAGACCACGTAGTACCACTGTCCTCGGCGAAGGATCGGGACGAGATGGAGAAGCTCTGCCACTATACGAACATGCAACCACTGTGGGCTAAGGACAACCACGCAAAAGGTGCTAAGATGCTGCATGAGCTTACGCCCGAGCAGGCTGAAAAATGGCGGACTGGATAACATACAAGCTGAAAGGCGCGGATGAACTTAGCCGGGTATTCAAGACCTTACCGCAGGAACTGCAGCGGCAAGTGGTTATTCCCGCGGCCAAGGACGCTATGGACATCGTGCTAAAGGCCGCAAAAGAAAATGCGGATAGAATAGATGATCCCGCCACGCCGAACTACATACCGCTTAATATAGCGCTGATCGAGGACAAAAAATTCTTCGAGGAGACAGGTTCTACGAAGATTTCGGTAGGCGTTCGAAAGACTAAACGTGGGCAGAGGGGCGGAAATAGCTGGTACTGGTGGTACCAAGAGTTAGGCACCAGTAGGTTTAGGGCGCAACCCTTCATGCGTAGCGCCCTGGCACAGAACCGTGAAGCGGTATTCGCGGAACTGATATCCTCCGGCAAATACCAGCTAATCAAGTTAGGGCTGAACTGATGGACGTACCTTTCTACATCGTGTGCAAAGCCGATCCCACTGTGCAAGCCCTGCTCGGCGGCCCTGAGCCCCGCATCTACCCTTTTGGCGAAGCGCCACAAGACGTAGCGAAGCCCTACGCTGTCTATCAGTGGATCGGCGGCGACCCGTTCAACATGCTGAACTGCCGCCCGGATGCCGATCGTTCCAGCCTACAGGTGGACGTATACGGCCTGACGACCAAATCCAGTACCGACGCGGCGAAAGCTATACGCTACGCTGTGGAGACCGATTGCTACATTACTGGCTATCGGGGTAACATGCGTGACGAAGAAACCAAGCTGTACCGAACCAGTTTCGAT